AGCATACTCCTCCGCCAGTTCCGGGTTTTCCCTCTGCGCCTCGGCAAAGGCCGCGCTGTATTCGAGGGCCTTATCCTCTTTCATTTTATCAGCCGTAATCTTTGACAGTTTCGCCCCCGCGCTCCCGGCGCCAACATCCTTGTCCCGTGACGCCAGTTCCTTGAACTCGACGATCTTCGGGATCTCTTTCTCGAAAAGCCCTTTGAGCCGATCATACGGCGTTGCCTTTTCCTTGCCGTCCCCTTCGCCGAACTCGATCACATCTTCGTTGCCGGCCAGAAATTCCATGATCTGCGGCAGGCCGTATTTCACCCACGCCGGGGCCATCTTGCCGGCCTTGACCATATCCTCGCACCAGGTCGAGATTTCCTTCACCCTTGCCTCTTTACGTTTTGTCTTTTCCTTTTCCGTGAATTCCGTCTCCGCCTTTTTGCGGCCCTCTTCTATGGCGTCCTTTTTGATCTTGTCCAGGTCCGCCTCTGTGAACGTCTTTCCTTCAGCTCCGTCAGGCGGTGAATCCGGCAATGCATCCTCCGGCACCTTACTGATATCCACGCCCATGAAGCTCAAGAGCCCCTTTACCTTTTCCTTAAATCCGCTCATGATCCTATCCTCCTTCTTTTTATCGCCGCCCCTGTTATTAATAGCGCTCGTCGCGCCACTGTATGCCGGAACGGCTTCGGTTTGCGTTTCCTCTTTGTTTGCCTCCTCCCTGATATATTCGACATCCCAGTCCGGGATGATTGCGTCCGCCTTTTCTTTGCCCTCCTTCTCGATGAAATAATCCCGCAAATTTCTCAAAATACCTGCAATTATTCCCATCCGCTCGTCATAAAAATCAAAGGTCACGGCCTCATCATCCTCCCCGAACTTGATATCCGCCAGGCCCTTGACCGCCGGCGGCGCCGCGCCAAGAAAACCCACGTGTCTGAGCCTGCCGTCCGGATAAAAGCTCGCCGAGCGTTTCTTGAAAAGCCCCTGCTTGACCATCTCCTCGAACTCCGGAACGACCTGTTTAAGCTTCGCCAAGAGCACCTTCACTCCGCCTTTAACTGCCGTTTTGAGATCCTCAACCCACGCGAACGCCGGCGCGTTGTCTTTCGGGTGCCCGATCACGACCGACGGCTCGTGTTTTTCCGTGTTGAATGTCTCCACGGCCCTATCTATAACCGTATCCCCGTCATGCTCGCGGCCCTCGCTATCCACCTGTTTCCCACCCCGAAAAATCTCGATCCAATCACTCAAGCCTTTGAAATCAGCCATTTTGTCCTCCTTAATCGAATATGACCTGCGCGTCTCTTTTGAGTTTTTCCTTCAGCTCCTCCGGATACTTGCTCAGGTCCGGCTTCCATTTATCCAGACCATCCTTGGCCGGATTGTATCTCCAGCCCTCATCCGGCTTGAGGCCTGTGCCCTTTGTTTCTTCACTGAGCCCCCTCTGTTCCATCTGTCTCACGGACAGAGTCGTTACGTAGCATCGTCAGTTGAAACCGTTCGGCGGATACCAGGTGTCCCAGAAGGGGTCATCCCTGTGGTATACTTTGCCGTTCTGCGCAGCATGATCCGGCCTTGTCGCAGCGTCCATGATCGCGTGATATTGCCAGTACTCCCGCGTCACGGAATCCATCATCTGCTTGTGACGGCCCACGCTGTATGCCGTTTGCAGGTTGCTGCGGTATATAGTCTCCAGCCTCCATCCGGACAATCGCTTCCGCACAGTGCCGTCCGGCATCAGGACCTCAGCGCGCTCGCCCTTCGGCGCGAACCAGCCTTTTGTTTCCAGGATCTCGCGCAGCTCCTTTTTGAATTCGCCCAGGCTCTGGCCCGAACTGATTGCCTTATCAACCGCGTCCCGGATATCGACCAGCACATCCATCGCCGTGACACGAGCGACGGTGAAGGCCCGGACCTCCGCCTGCTTTATAACGTCCCGCCATCCGGCCTCTGAGATCCGCAGGCCCTTCTTCCTGAAAAACTCGATTGCCTCAGCAAACGGCAGATTTCCGTACTTAACTTCAGGCATTAGACCTCTTCCCCTTCGCTCGCCGCGTATCCGGTCAGCCCCGCCGCAAATATCGCCCTGGCCAGCAGCTCCTGGAATTCCTTGGTGTTCATCTCCGGATACATCTCGTATATTTTGGCCCTTATCTCCTCAAAGCTTTCAGCGCCCTCGATCATCTCCAGAACCGGCGGCCCCAGGAGCGCCGAAAGAGCCTCCTGGCTGTCGATTGCCCCCTGGGTCGATAGATCCTCCACGTCCTCCTGGCTGAATCGACCCTGTGCCTTTTCTGTAAAGACCCGCCCGGCTCCCGGCTCCTGGCTCCTGACTTCTGGTTTTACAACCTCTTCCCCTTCCTCCGGTTCCGGTATCGCATAGGTCTCGTAGAAATACCGTTTGGCGACAGGCAACCCAATGTCTTTAACTAAAGTCTTGTCGCGTTCAGCTAATGGCTTGAGGTCTTTCTCAGCCTCTGTCCTGGTCTGAATCTTCGGATAATCCGTCACACCCGGAAAATTGAAATCCACGATCCACTTGACCAGGGAGCCGTTAAGGCATTCGTCCATGAGTCCCGCGTCCGCTTCGACAATATCCTGTCTGGTTTCATTCTGGCTATCTTCGTTTCCCAGCTTGCCCGGTGTCCCTTCCGTGCTGGCCGTCTGCCCCAGCACGGCCTTTGAGACCTGTTTATCCATGTACTCGCAGAGAGTCTCGTATGTTACGGTTCCTCTCCTGGCAGCCTCTAACAGCTCTATTGCCATCGTATTCGGGATCTTAACTCCGGTCTCGCTGTGGATTGCGTCAATCGCGTCCAAAAGGGCCTTCTGCTGTTCGGGGAGCGTCCCTGTCGGATATTTGCCTACGGCCGTCGGCATGCCGAATTTCTCAAGGAATACGAGCCAGAATTTGATGCCGTTCTTTTTGAACCACACCGGCCACCAGAGCTTTTGCCCTAACCCCTTGCCGTATGGGTTGTCGCTTGAGCCATACGTGAACCGAATGAACTTCCGGTCCGGGACAGGCTCTCCCTCGATCATGTTCTGCAGAGTGAGTAGTCTTAATTCCCGATCTATTGTGAAGGAAAAACGGCGCGGATGTTTGGCCCTTATTTTCATTGGCACGATTGAGCCGTCGCGCACAGTCCAGATCGTTTCACCTACATAAAAACCATAGAGGATCGCCTGCAATAGTTCCTGCCTGGCCTGATCGAAGTTCGTGTTTTCAAGGCTCGTTTTCACGAAATCCGCAATTTTCTGAGCACGCGTTTCACTTGATGGTCGTCCTTTCCTGGCCGGCTCCTCAGCGGGAAGAACCTCCCACTCTTTTCCGATCACCGATAAATATCTTGATTGCAGCACGGCTCCGGCATGCGGATCCCTGTCCACCTCGTCATAGAGCTTGAGGCCCTTTCCCTGTGATTCCGTCCTTAGCGTCGGGTCCGGGTTCTCCAGCCGTCTCAGCCAACCAGAGAAAATATCGATATCCTTGGACGCCGTCGCGATCTCGTCGGTGATAGGCTTTTTACCTTTTTCATCGTCAGGCATTTATGCCCTCCCCATATAATTACCCATCCGGGTATATGTTCGTCTCCGTCCCGTGCCCTGGAATTCGATAACAGACACCTCTCGCCGGCTCCTGTAATCCGCCAGGAGCCCCGCGATTGCGCTATCACCATGCCGCTCACCTTTCTTATCCGTCTTGCCCTCCGGCAAACGGGGCACACCCCGCACGATTTTTATGGCCCTATGATCTTCCAGCACATCATCATGCCGAATGATAGTGATATTGCGGTCCTCAAAACCGGCCTTATACTTGGGGAACTCTTCCCGGTAAAATTGCTCCGTGAAATGAACTTCATCGACCAGGAATTCGCCCCACGCATCGCGCGCCTCTTCAGCTACATATCCTCCGTTTCCTCCCGCGTCTATTGAGCATCCTGCAAACCTCGGCAATGCATTACCCACTGTGAGCATTACCTGAGCCTGCTGCCTGTACGGCACGTTATGCAGCTCAATAAGAAACGGCCACCTCTTGTGCAAAGTGGCGCCGATTTCGAGTGGTACGATATCGGTCATATTGCCTACTCTGGCGAAATCCATGCCGAAAACATGGCGCCGCTCATCATCCAGTTTATCCAGCTCGGAACGAACAACATCTTTAATCCAGTCATTGACAATAGCCCTTCGCATCGACTCATGAGCCAGGTTAAATGACCGGCTGCCGTCAAACCGAAGCAGCGGTCCTTCGACCATGCATGCCTCCACCAATTCACGCGGAAGGTACGCTCCGCCCCCGAAAGCCGGAATAACAAATAATTCTTCATCCTCATTAGGGTGATACCGTCGGATTAAAGCGGCTCTCCAGTCCATCTCCGCCTGCATGCTCCATTCCCTGTTGCCGACCTCACAGATCCGGCGGAATAATCCTGCCTTTAACGCGTCATCCAGGGTTACTCGATGCACTGAATAATCGTTTTTGCCCGCCCTGGCATCCTGAATAAGACCATTGAATGGGTTGTCATCACCATTATGGGTGCTTAAAATATGCACCGTGCCTCCCCACATGGTCATAGCAATTGCCGCCTTGAGCAATTCGGCCAGGTCATCAACGAACGCCGCCTCATCTATAATCAGCCTTTCCCTTGGCCTGCCTTTGCTTCGCAAGGTGCGCGGATTTGAACTAAACGTTTGTATATGATATCCGCTATCAAACGGGACATCATATACATGGATATCCTTGCCGTCATCCCTGGTCATAATCCGCTCGCCGATCTCGCCTGCCGCGGCATGAAACGCCTTGGCCCAGGTTGAACAGTCTTGAATAAAGCCTGCGGTCATTTCCTTGTCATAAGAAATATAATAAACATTCGCCCCTCTATCTCTATCCGCGGCATGCAGCACAGCGTCAGACGCCTCGCAATAGGACATGCCGATTCTTCTGCTTTTTTCAATAATCTTGACCAGGGCTGTATCGTTCACCCAGTCCTGTTGATATTTAAGTAAAACAGCGCTCATTTTTAGATTTCCTGCATAATCGCCGCGCGAAGGGCATCAATGGTTTTTGCGCTGGTTCCCTGTCGCTTGGCCTCTTTTTCAACGGCCCTGGCCGCGTTTTCCTGTGTCTGCTTTATAACTTTCCCCTCCATCTCCTTCGCCCATCTTTTCTGCCTCACCGCGGCTTGTGAGAGCCGAGCTACAGCAGTCCCTATCTTCGCCATATTTTTTTCATCCAATTTCAAGTTTACCAACGCATTGAAAAATGTTGTCTGCACCAAACGGATAAGGGCATCATTCATGGCCCCTGCATCATCCTCCGAGGCCTCCGCGATCGCCTTTGCCTGGTCCGTGGCCACCTTGAGCGCCCGCAGCTTGTCCTCGAATTTCTTGCCGTATCGATGCACGCTGGATTTGCCGATCTCAAACCCCTGCTCATTAAGCCATTCGGTCAGTTCCACATAACCGGAGAAACCTCCCTGGATCAATCTTGTTTCCAGCTCCTGGCGCACCTCGTCAGGCAATAGCTCCACGCTCGATCGCAGCATGATTGCCTCCTACCAGTATTTCTTGGGACGGGCTATGCCGGGATGACAGTCAATCGTATATTCCACAATATCCACTCCGTAGCGTGTAAGCTCCGCGCTCCAGCAGGCAGTATTTTTTTCTTTGATCTCGATCAGATTGCGATCCTCGAGATAATCCAACTCCTGCCTCAGCGCTAAGGGGGTTATCGGCATATCATCACCGCTTACAGTCGCCATTAATGTCTGCTCATCCACGGGATATGGACGGCCCACATTGAGCGTCTGTAATATCCTCCAGCGCAGGACCTCTATTCGTTTTTTCTCTAAATCAGCCGGCATCCTTTTCCTCCATGCTTTTCTTGATGAACCCGTGAACAAATTCCCATATCGCATCGATCTTTTGCTCGATCTTGCCGAAGCTCATAATCCAGTCTTCCCGCCTGACATATTCTTTCGGCAATGACTCCTTGAGCTCTGACAACTCCTTTTGCAACTTATCGTGTTTAGCGCTCTGCTCTGATTTCGTTATTTTAATGTCACGCAGATAAAAAACAGCGGCAGTTAACAAAGCTGAAAGCGTGCACCCCACAATCACCAGAGCTAGATCCGTCATGCCTTTTTACCCCCCGTAATCATCTCAATCAGTTTGTTAGACATGCCTCGGCGCTCCGCCGATCTGCCTATGGACCATATGGATATCACCGATCCCCAGGCCGCCCAGAACTCGCCCGGAAGTTGAACATCCATCAAACCCTTCAGTTCCGCCAGTTGCTCCGGCGTGAGACTTCCGATCGCAAATACCGCCGCAATCTTGAGCGCAAACGGCATTATCACGTGCACCAGGGCGATGAATGCCAGCCCCGCGTAAACAACCGTCGGCCTTGCCCGCTTGGTGTAATTGTCGCCCTGTTGAAGCTCCGCCACCATAATGGATTTTTGAGCATCGATAACGGCGCTCTCGCGCGATTCGATCATGGGCACCAACTGCGCCACAGCCGCCATCTTTTCCTCTTCCGAGGCCTTTTTCGGCCAGAACCGGTCCATGACCCCTTTGGCAAAATCAAAAGTAGACCCTAAGCCCGTAACATCAACTTCCATGACATCACCTCTCGCATATTATAGGTGTTGGATTATGACGCGTTCTATTCCCATCCGTGACGCATCCTCCGCACAAAGCAATAAGAATCGCGAGGGCGACAGCAAGTAAAGCCGCCACTATCAACCCTGTCTTCTCGCTTTTTGCAAAACACATGACGTCTTCCTTCAGCCTTCAGCCTATAATCCTTCTGTCTGTCTTCTCGGACACCTGCAGGTGAAAATGAGGCCCACGGCCCACGTCATGATACAACGCACATTTAAGCCACGGCCTGTCCGGATCATAAATCCAGTTATTATTTACATCGTCCGCCACCGCCTGCGGATCATCAAACACCCGTGACCTAATGTCCATGCCCCTTACCGGGATAGTACTGTGCACGCTCGGATAATCCCGCTCCTCGAACATGCCGGTGAAGACAGTGTTTGAGTACCGCACGGAAAACCATTTGAGCAGCTCGATAAGCTTAGGATGCGCCGGGTGAATCAGCATGCTCTCCAGGACATCAATATTTTTTATCTGTATCATAACAATACCTCGTCGTTAGACTGAGCTTGTCGAAGGGCTTCAGCCTAATTCAAAAACACGATCACCTTGACCTGTCGGATGCTGACTGTATTTATCGGCACAAACCCTCCGAGCGTTGCCAGCCACTCCGGCTTGACAAAGCTATGCCTTTTCGGCTGCTTGACTTTTTTCTTTTTCCGCAAAAACCCGAACATCATGTCCTCCCTGCCACGGCATAGCTCATTGAGCGACGCCGGGCCAAAAAAAAGAGGCCCAAGCTCTCTGAGAAATTTTCTCGGAGCTTGGGCCGCCGGGGCCGATTAACAATATTGTGCGTGCCAGACGCGTAACTTTTTGTAATTATCTAATTATCCATATATTATGTTGTTTTGTCAACTCTCTTTTTCATTAAAACCCACCTTCCACATGATTGACATTTCTTTAAAAGTACGGTCCCATTCGATTCAGCTAATGGCCGTTTGCACTTTGGACATAATAATAAATCAAGCCCCGCCACTTCGGGCCTAATCTTCATTACTTTTGCTCTCCATCCTGGGTTAAGCATTTAAACCCCTTTTTCATCCTCTTTAGCAAACATTTCATCCAGATTAATAACACTGCCATATTTTCCAAAACCGACATTATGATTAGGATTTAGTTTGTCCATCTCGATCATGCGTTGCCACAATTCTGGAAAATATTTTCTCAAATTTCGCAGCTCGCCCTTCCTCTGAAACGGGCAACAATAGCAGCCTACCCGGCTAAAGAGCATATAGAGACCATCCCAGGCGTAGCGCCTATTATAACAATACTGCAATTTTTCATTAATAAAAGTTTTTTGATAAAAAATGAAAAAAATACTCTTTTTGCGTATTTTTTTTCTTGACAACCTTACGCATAATGCGTATATTGTAATTAAACGATGATAAACAAAAAACAACAGGAGGTAGAGCGTATGGATTTGAGATTGCAGTATCAATTGTCTAATGGTTCCTGGGTTGATTGCGGTAACAGAACCGAGGAATTTTTGAATCACTGTGTCGAAAACAAACAGCGCATTAACGGTCAATGGCGAGCCATGACCAGGGATGAAGTCCTGGCGGCGCTTC